TTTTTAAATATGCCCATAGCTTATACTACCAATTAATCGTTATTTCTTCAACACTATATCTGTGTTATCGCACTTGTTGTTATTCTTGTCTTTGAAAACTCTTGAATACTTGCAACGACATGCAGTCTGTTTGCTGTTGCTGCTTGTACTTTTAATATCTCTCCACTTTGTAATATTAAATCTCTTGTTAATAGTTCTTCTGTTGCATGACCAGATACGCTTTTTTCAAATATCTGAAAAACATTTGCTGACGCATCTGTAATTGTTACAGTTAAAGTATCACCATTATTACTATCATCATGCACAATTATTGAATTAACTACTGACGCATTAAAGTCTGCATCAGTAGGCACTGTATATAACGTAGTGTTATCAGTGGTTGTTAGGTCAACTTTTGCATTTGTTATGCCTTGAATATATTGAGGAATACTAGCTATTAACATTATCGTCTACCATCCTCTCTTATATCTACTCTAGGTGTACCTAACTTATACTTTGTACCAAGTGAAGTAGAATCAATCCTTAATGCAAAAGACCTACCTCGTAAACGATAGTTAAGTTTTTCAGTAAACTGTTCTACTGGACTAGTTGCAGATCGTTGTGTTGTGTTAGATGTTGACTCATTAAAGTTAGCACCAGGGTTGTTTCTTGATTTCATTGTAAAAGCCACATCTGGATTTACACTGGTTGATCCACTGAACTTAATATCTGGTATAACTTGTTTTAGTGATAAAAACTTATCCCCATCTCCAATATCAATAGATGCAGATTCAATGAACGATGTCATGGCAGATCCGTCATCATCATAACCAACCTCTTGGTTGTAAAGATATTGATTGCCAGTTGCTTGAGGTAAGTTTCTAATACCTCTATCAAGCCATGCTTGTCTTGCAAGTGTGCCATAATACCAAACTTTTTCTGTATAATTATACGCAACATACTTATCTATTTCTGTACCAGCAGACGATGGATAGAACCACAATATCTCACTGAACTCTGAGTTAAGCCCTACATGCACTTTATCACGTTCTTCAAAGTTGAAATCTAGAAATACTTTATCTTTTACGGTGCATGGTAATTGTATTGTCTGACCACTAGCGTAAATATAAAATGTATCAACACCCATCCAGTACACAGCATCTTCAACGGCTATAGCAGAAAAAGGACTCATAATAGTTATGTTTTTTGATAATTCTTGCAAACCAAATGTAAATGGTGGACCTATGAACTTCATAGCGTGTAGGGTTTTGTTGGTAAAGACTAATATTTGCTGTTTGGTCTCAACAGCTTGCACGAAGGTAGATCCACCACCTAACCTTAAATCACCTGCTGTATTTGTAGCAGTCGGGAAGAAATCAACTGGGTTTTCTTGTGAGGAGAAACGTATCAACAATGGATCTTGTACTCCGTTTCCTTGTGTAGCAGACGAGTTTGCACCTAATCCGTCACAACCAAACACAATAACATGTCGGTCTTGGTCTGATACAAGAACTTGTTTAGCAATAGTTGGCACACTAGTTTCTCCAGAGTATGTACTTGTTGCACTAAGTTCTACGGCTCTGTTACCTAAACCATTTGTTTTATCCCAATAAAATATACCACTATCTCTTGGATTGATTATTATATCTTCACCAAAATTATCATGTGACCAGAATCTGATCTGTGCACCAGGAACCGTGACACTTGCTGCATCACCCCACCCAACAAAGTCATTAGCAGAATCTGCATTGCCAGTTGCTAATCTTACAAGAGTATTGTCTGCGTGTGTGGCTGCATCTGTACCACTTGCACCTCTAGTTGATGGACCTCCACCAGTTCCTAACGTATTAGAACTTATTGTACCAACAGTAATTAGTTCTTCTTCTATTAATATCAAATCACCAGCCGTGATTCCTGTTGCACTGTCCACATCTATTGCAGTTTCACTTGCGTCCAAGGCTTCATTAAGTTGTGTTGCCAAAGCACCAGATGTTGTACCACTCCACTGACCAGCACCCCACCCAGTTCCACCGACTGTTACATCTAATCCAACATTCAACTGGTATGCACCTACAACGCTAGATCCACCATTACCAGTATCAGATGAATTAGCTGCTACACTTGATGTGATTGTGTAAGCATTAGAACTTATAATAGATGCAATCTGAAACTCTGCATTAAGTATTGTAGCAGTTATTGTGCCACCTAAAGTTGCTGCACCAGAGAATGTTACAAAGTCTTTTTCGTTTGCACCATGTGCTGGATCGGTAACAGTTATTGTTGTAGATCCGTTTGTGGCTGCAAAAGTTATATCACCCGCACCTGTAGTGACTCTTATTGGTGTAACGTCATTAAATGTCTGACCTTCTTCTATATAATATTTAAGATGCGTTCCAATACCCATGAAGTCAGAGCTATCAAGAGCTACCCAGTTGTGTAGTCTTCTGGCACTGCCTAGATACTGGTTGGTACTGTATTTTTCCCAACCACCAAACTTTTCTGGAAAACCAAAACGAAATCTTACTTTGTCACCATCAACAAAGCCACCTTCGTTACTGTAAGATGTAATGTCAGATACAATACCAGGTTTAAATTTTAAAGCTGTCATAGGCATTACGCTGTACCTCCACTTAAAGAACCGCTACCACTTGATGTTACATTACTTACACCTTGTATTGATTTACCAGATGCTCCACCAGAACTACCACTTGATCCATTTGTTGGTGCGGTAGCTGGGAAACTTACTGATGTTCCGCTGCCATTACTACCATTACTACCAGTTGATCCCGATGCTCCAAATGCTCCACCAGTACCTCCTGCTCCACCAGTACCTGCATTATTAGATCCAGAACCACCACCAGAGCCAGATGCAGCAGACTGATTGTAACCTTGTCCAACACCACCTGCTCCTCCAGATCCACCAGCTTGTGTGGCTAAACAAGTACCAGAAACAGAACCACTCAACGAATTATAATAAAAGTTTGGTGCTGTCGTTCCTTGGTGTGCAGTTGTACCAAAAACAGTAAAATATGTAGTTGTTGATGCTGTAATACCTGCTGTACCACTATTAGATACAGTAGTGCCAGAACTTGATGTGCTTGTGCTTACAGAAATTTGTGGTGTTCCATACCCACTTCCATATTGAGAACTAATATTAGCTGTAACAGTATAAACACCAGTTGTATTAGTTTGTGCAGAAAAGTAAATGGGACCTCTATTGGCACAGTTGCCAGAAAGACCTGTTCCTGCACCACCTAAAGAATTTAAATCAAACTGTGATGGATTAATACCACGATTAAATTGTGCTCCAATACCACCCCATTGTCTATCTGCAACAACGCCTCTACCATCTAAATCATTTCCAGAACCACCATAAGTGGTAAACCAACTTGGAGAATTGCTTTGAGGTGAAGATGTTCCTCCACCACCTTGATCTACTAAACTTGAAAATGTAGCATTGGCAGTATAAACACCTTTACCACCTGTGCCTCCAGCACCGCCTCCACCACCACCAGCTTTGATTGTGCCATTATTTACTAGAGTAACAGCAACACTTCCAGCAACTTCAAGAGCGTTACCACCTGCTGCACCTGCCGCTCCACCAGCACCCTCGATACTACCATCGTTTGTAACAGTTATAGAACCAACACCATTGCTTTCTATTGTTAAAGCAGCATTAGATGTGCTAGTTGACCCAACAGTATCTCCAGAACCTACTACAAGTTGTTTTGGATAATTCACTTCAAAGTCATCACCAAAAATACTATCTGCACTTTGATTTGTATTGCCGTCACTAAATGTCTTTTTAAAAGCTCTTTCTTTACTATAAAAATCATTAAATGAAATTGTTCCAGAAGTAGGTACACCAGCCGACATATTTGTAGAAGAATTATTACCAGCATTAGCACGAACCAATGAACCACCAAGATAGAACTCACTCAATCCTCGACTTGGTAAGTTCGTTCCAGGATTGTATTGTTCTTCAATATCTTGAAGTGATATGGCTCCAGATGCTTGTAATGCTGCCATTATAAACTTGTTCCAAACGCTGTTATATTATTTGCTGATGTTACTGCACCGTTAGATCCTAACTTAAATACAGTTGTGCCATTATATTTAAATAGTAATTCATTATCACCAGTATCTAATGATATTGCCCATTTACTGGAACCAAATAAGATTGCGTTTCCATTGGTGTCCAAATCTCCTCCAAGTTGAGGACTTGTGTCTCCTACTAAATCTGTTGGAACTGCTGCTACATTCGCATTTGCACCAGTGCCATCGGCAAAGATTATACCAGAAGTGTTAGTGGCTAAAGCTACCGTGGTTCCTGATCCACCGCCTTGTTTTACTGTAGCAGTTTGATTAGTTGAGTTTTTTATAAAAAACCATTTTTGTTGGTCGTTAGGATCTATGGTCAAATCAAATGCACCAGAAGGAGAGCCAGATAAAACTAAAATTTTATAGTGTCCTTCTGATAAAGTGCCATCACTTGTCGTTAGTGTTTTATTACCAGTGATAGTTAGAGTTACAACACCATTTAATGTTCTATCTACTATATCAAGATTGTTATTGGTGGTGTTTCCCCAAGTACCCGCTTGTTCACCAGCACCTATTTTTTCTATGCCAGTATTTGATGTGTATGTACTTGCCATTTTTTACCTCACTGTATTATGTCTGTCCAAGTTTCTGTACCACTCGGTGTTATCTCTGTCCAAGTTTCTGTACCACTTGGCGTAATTTGTGTGTACGTCTCTGTTGTTGCATCTGTTGTTACTGCCACATACAGTATATCTCCAGATGTTGTTTTTGTAAAATTCAAATCTTTTGTTACAACACCTGATGCTATAATAATACCATCACTAGTTTGTGTAAACTCTGTACTTAAAGTTGCGTCTGTAAAGTTAACAATTTTTATGTCTTCTGCTGTAATAAGAAAAACAGAACTAAGATCTATAACACCACTTACTTTTGTACTAACTTCAGTTTGTTGACTGAAGGCTGAACTCATAGATGCAACACCTACAAGCTCTCCTACACCTACAGAACTTGCAGATGAGATACCGCTCATCTCTGCTACGGCTACTTGTAATACGCCACCTACATCAGCAAGAGCAGTTTCTGCTATGGCAGCGTGACCCAACATTAATCGGCATCCTCTATCTTGTTGCCTTCAGCTACCCATTCTTGGATTGCTTGGTAGTCTGTGTTGTCAGGGTTTAGTGGCACAGATAAGACTATATTTGAACCCTCTTGAGTAACTTGATAGCTTACAACTTCATCTGTAAAATCACCTAACTTTGTGTCAAAAAACAAATTTTTCTTTACTGTTTTAATATTCATAATTACTTTCCTATAATTCTGCCTTAAGTGCTATGGAAGCAGCATCGTTGGCTGTATAAATTATAGCACCAGCACCCTCTGAACCCACACTAGCTTCTGTTGTGTTTTGAAACATCACACCATCTGGTGTCGCTGTTGATATATTAAAAGTATTCACACCATCAGCATTACTTGTACGATATGCTGTGTAATAGTTTGTACCTGCTGCAATTTCTAATGTTGGTGCTGTTCTCATTGTTGTTGGTAAATCTTTAAACCAAAAAAGTTGAGAAGTGTTATAATAACTACCATGCCCTACATATTTATTATTAGTTTGGAAAACAATGCTATAATAATATCTCTGACACAATAATAGTTCTTCCCCAAATGACCTATGCTCAAATGGTGTGGCTACAGAGCCTACTTCTAGTTGGATTCCAGTAATGAAGAATGTTCTATCTGTGCTATCTAAGAATGATGAGATACCTGCTGCTCTATTTACATTATTTGATGATACAAAAGTTGAACTTAGTGTACCACTCGTAAAATTAGAACCACCATGTAACCAAAAAGCTAGTACTAAACTTGATTCATTGTTATCATCAAATGCACCTGTTGTGTCTGGAGTAAAAGTTTTAGTTACTCTTGTCCAACTAGTTGTTACACTAAATAACTGTGATGCTTGTCTTGAATTGTCATTATCAAATAATTCTACAGCAAAAGTAGCACTTGCATTACCTTTTACATAAAACGAAACTGTAATACTTTCTGCATCACTTGAGCCTTTTTTAAATTGTTGTACATCTTGTCCTTCAATTTTAGTTTGAACACCAAAAAATTCACTTGATGCAATAGAAGTATCTGCTGTAGTACACTCTAATTTTAAAGCATTTGCAAATCCGTCATGAACATCTGCAACTTGAGATGCAGTAACTCGCCCATCTGTGTTGCCCATAAAAAGTTGAAATCTATCAACAGTATAATATCCACTAGTTGAAATACCAGTGCTTGACGTTGCTCTCTGTGCTACATTCATTGCTCCATTAATAAGGATATTCCTTCGCCCACCAATCTGACTATTGGTTAGGACTTCACCCATCTTTGCTAATTCTGCTGCTTTGGTCATGCTAAGTCTCCATGTACTGTGCCATATATAAATTCAGAGTCGGCAAATTCATGAGATGCATCAGCTTTTGCACTTCGTACACCAAACTCAGAAGTTACCAAATCAATTCTTCTGCTCGTGG